GAAGTGGACATGATCCATGAGGCCGTGTTGAACATCGCAGTCACAGGTGCTGCGCTCAATACGCTGGCCGATGGACGAACGCTCACCACAGGGAACGAGGGTGCGACAACGTACTCTGGGACATTCCTAGACAACGGAACGTACCACGTCATCACGGTTGTGGGAACGACGATTGACGTTGAGTATCTGTTCACACTACCGAACGCATATGGGGTGCCAACGGAAGTCAAGATCGTTGGTTATCTCCGCGAGGGAGCACCCGCTGGTGGCGATACTATCGCACTCCAGGCTTACAACTATGTCAGTCCAGGATGGGACGTATTGGATGCTGCTATCTTCACGGGGATCACAACAGCCGGTCCCGACGTGACCATACTCCATGCGTTATTCGCCAGACACGTTGGAACAGCGGGCGGTGACGTAGGCAAGATTCGCCTGCGGTTCTACAGCACGACACTAGAATCCGGTACGACGCTCAATATTGACCAGATCTACGTGAGCTACGCAGAAGCGGTCAGTGGCAGCATTGCGTTGATTCTGGCCGACACTGCTGAGCTACAAGCGGAAATGGCCGATGGAGGACGAACGGATCTACTCATTGACGGAATCAAGACGAAGACGGACTTCCTGCCATCGTACACAGCGGGACAGGCTGGTGGCGTATTCATCGCAGGGGCGAATGCGGCGACGACATTTGCGGCGTTGACGGTGACGGCAGCCACGACGTTCGGTGGTGCCGTAGTCATTACAGATCAGACGACTGCTCTATCGCTTGGCAAGTACCTCAAGGACATCCTCGACGATACAGCCGTCCTTCCCGCCACCTGGGTCGTGCCAGGAACGGGGACATCCACGCTGACGACGACGGATGTGCAGACGTACTGCGATGCGGCGATTACGGCGAACACGCTGGTGAAGGATCTGCCGACGAATAGCGAGTTGACTACGGCCCTAGGAACGTCTTGGACGACAGCCCTTACTGAAGCCTATCCCGCCTACGATGCGACGAGCATGACGCCAGCCCAGGCGTTGTATGCCATCCTTCAATCGGTCAGTGATTTCGCCATCACCGGGTTGAACATCTCCGTGAAGAATCTGGCGGGCACGGAAGCCATGAAGTTCACAATGGACAGTGCCACAGTCCCGACACTCCGTAGCAGGGCAGCCCCATAATGGCAGGTGTCAACAACATCATTGCGGCTGGATTCGGCTCTTGGTCGACCGTGGAGTTTGTGCCGACGCTGGGGTTTGGGATTAGCACCGCGGCCGTGTACGTGCCGACAATCCACTTCCACACACTCGAAGGGCCAACAAAGCTAAGGTTGCTTGCTGATGGTCCCAGCAAAGAAAGATATGCGTTAACAGGAGTTCCCAGGACATTTACTTTGGATGGATCAGATTGATGCAAGTGCACAAAATATCACTGGGAAATACGCTGACTCCACTGGGATGTCAACTTCGCCAGTTGGGAACCGATGGGTTGTATGCAGGCGTGAATCTGGCAGGGCTCACCGTCAAGTTCACCATGATTGCGGAAGATGGAACGGTGGTGGTTGCTGAGACAGCGACCGGGGTAACGGTTGTCACAGCAGCAACTGGATATGTGCAGTACGATTTCCAAGCAGCAGATGTAGATGTAGCGGGGACGTTCTACGGGTACTTCAACGTCTACAGTGGCACAGAGTTTGACACGTATCCAGCGGAAGAGCGTCAGTTGAAAATCATCATCGGAAACAGAATCTAAGGAGATACACATGGCACGTGCCAAAGCTGCCCTCGTCGTCAATCGGGCTGAGAACTCTGATGTTTGGACACCGGCCCAAGCATCCTTGACTCTGACTACTGATCTTGCTACGACGGCAGTGGTCAACATCGCGGGGAGGTGTGTGGGCCGCATCCGCAATCGCAGTGGAGGAGCACTCACTTTTACGTTCTATGAGGCTGATACCCAGGAGGGAGAGGCTGCTCTTTGCAGGGACGAAGACGGAGGGGATTGCGCCAAGACCCTTGCTGACAATGAGTCGTGGCCATTGCCTTCTGGTCTTTCTGGATGTGAGTGGTTGATCATCCTAGGTTCTGGTGCTGCTGCTGCCGGACTTGTGACGCTGGTCATCTGGAGATAGTTGTGAAGATCGCAAAAGTGATTGGGATCCCCGAACTGAATGCCAAGCTGAAGGCGTTGGCGAATCGCTCCTTGGTGCAAGACACCGGAGCAGTGATCGTGGGCTACACGCAGCACTATGCAATCTACGTGCACGAAATTCCGATGCGACACAAGGAAGGCAAGTTCTGGAAGTACCTGGAGACTCCCTTCAGGGCCTTGGCTCCGCAGATTCCCACCATCGTCGAGACGGTCTACAGGTATTCCAGTTCGTTGCTCAAGGGACTGCTGGTGGCAGGCTTGCGGATCCAACGTGACAGCATGAAGATCGTACCCATTGACACGGGAGCACTCAGGGCCAGTGCCTTCACGTCCACCGAACGCGGAGCGGCAGCAGCCGTGGCAGGATCCATGAAGCGGGCCTCCGTAGCAACGCTCAGGGCGCAGCAGAAGCGGGAGAAGGGAAAGAAATGACAGGGGCATTGAATCATCCTCCCGGCAAGATCATTCAGAAGTTGCTCATCGACTTGGGCCATGGGACGGCTCTGTCTGCCGCTGGAGCTACCACGGGGACTTGGCCGGTCTACTACGGGACCCTGCCCGACTCGCCTGACAACGCAATCTGCGTGACGGACACGGAGCCCATGCAGCACGGGCGGGACATGGCAGTGGGCCAGCGCTGCGAGCACCCGGGCTTTCAAGTTCTCGTGCGCTGCGACAACATTGTGAGCGGCTACATCAAGGCCCAGGACATCGCCGTTGCCCTTGACAAAGATGTCTACCAGGAAACAGTGTTGCTGGACGGCAACACGTACAGCATTCAAGCTGTGACAAGGACGTCAGGCGTTTTTTCGATTGGGTTGGAAATCGGTTCCACCCGTCGCAGACTGTATTCAGTCAACGCCACTGCGAGTCTTTGCATGACCGATGAAACTGGAACTGCTAGCTAGCTTGTAAGGAGTTTTGTATGACCACTACTACGCGCGTTACGCCTCACGGCATCCGACTGGACGACGGGTTTTCTACCAAGTTGACTTTCGCTGCCGATCCTGATGTTTCCTTCTGGGAGAAGACGGTGACGCCTCCGGGCGTTGATGGAGGGGACGCCATTGAAACCTCCACGATGCACAACACCACCTGGCGGACGATGGCAGCCCGCTCGTTGAAGACGCTGACGGATGCATCCGTGACGGCCTCGTATGATCCGCAGGTCTACGATCAAATCGTGGCCTTGATCAACGTGGAAGGTTGGATCACCTGTCTGTTTCCCAACGGGGACACGTTGGACTTCTGTGGCTACTTGAAGTCCTTCATTCCCGGAGAGAATGCTGAAGGCAATCCTCCGGAAGCGGAGATCAGCATCATCTGCACCAACAAAAATGCAGCGACGGGTGTCGAGACGGCTCCGGTCTTCACGGAAGCCTCTACTGGAACTTAGTCCTGCAACTTCATCGGGGAAGTTTGCAGCAAAGCGTTGGGCGGGAGTGCCGCCCCTCTACTCGCCCAGCGCTTCTTTGTTTGAGAGGGGAATTTGGAGCGAACATGAAACGAAAACTGGAATTTGATTCCGTCTTGCTCATCACGGTCCCTGTGACCATCGCGGGTCAGGCCTACGAACTCCGCGAAGCCAGCGGGGATGCTTCGGCGAAGTACCGCAACGCCATGCTGGCGTGCAGCACTCTCGGTCCCGACGGCAAGCCCACGAAGATGGAGGGCTTGGCTGACGTGGACTTCTACTTGCTGTCCCTCTGCTTGTTCAATATGGCGACTGGAAACTTGGTTCCCGAGTGCGAGATTCGCTCGTGGCCCAACCGCGTCTGCGAGGTGCTCATCGAGGAGCTGAAGGAGATCAGCGGCATGTCCGAGCAGGTCGTGGAGGACTCCACAAAAAACTCGCCCGACGCTACGACGGTTGGTTCCGCCTAGCAAGTCACTTGCACATGCCCCTGCGGGAGTGCATGGAAAAGCACACGGAGCGGGAGAAGAACGCTTGGTTGTATTGGCTTCGCGAGCACTTCGATGAGAAGACTTTGACAGAGTGGTACTTGCAAGCGATTGCTGCTGAGGTGCGACGGAGTTACGTCAAGGATGCGAGGAAGGTCAAGATGTCCGACTTGCATTTGGACTTTGAAGTCGTCGCGGAGAAACCGATCATTCAAGATGTAGTTGTGGCCACGAAGGTTTCCCAGTCTCGCTGGTTCGGGATCACGGGATTCAAGCGCAAAGGTTGACCCATGCCATCTGCTCAAACAGCCGGAGTTCTGATCGTCAAGTTGCTGGGCGATGCTTCTGGGTATCAGAAGATGCTCGCGGGTGCCCAGGCACGCTTGAAGGCATTCGGCACCACGATGTCCATGTACGTGACTGCTCCCCTCGCTATCATGGGAGGGATGGCCATTCGCGAGTATGGAAAATTTGACAAGGCCATGGCTGAGTCTCTTTCCATCATGAAGACGACCACAGAGCAAGAGCTGCGCATGCGAAAGCAAGCGCTTGACTTGGCCAGCAAGAGCACAAAGGGACCGGATGAAATTGCCCGGAGCTACTTCTATTTGGCTTCTGCTGGTTTGAATGCAGAGCAGGCGATGAAGGTCATGCCTGTACTTCTGAAGTTTGCAACAGCAGGAGCTTTTGATCTGGCGCGTGCCACTGAGCTTCTCATGGATGCCCAAAGTGCTTTGGGATTGAAGGTGGCTGACACCAATCAGAACATGATCAACGCGGCTCGCGTTGGTGACGTATTAGTGCGAGCCAACGTCTTGGCGAACGGTTCGGTGGAGCAGTTTGCTACTGCCTTGACATCCAAGGCAGGCTCCGCCATGAAAGTATTCAAGGTCAGCGTAGAGGAAGGCGTGGCAGTCTTGGCTGCGATGGCCGATCAAGGCATCAAGGCAGAGTTGGCAGGCAACAACTTTGCACGCGTCTTGTTCTTGATGTCCAAGGCTTCTATGGACAATCAGGCAGCGTTTAAGAAGTTCGGTTTCACGATGTATCAAGCAAGCGGGGCGTTGCGC